TACTACTTCTTTATTTGCAAAAATAGATTTAATTAAAATCTTATAGTAGCGTTCAGGTTCTAGTCCATTCATGTATACATCAAAATAGTTACTGGTATTATCACAACTAATTCTAGTGTATGTTGTATCGTAATCTACGACAATTTCTTCAGTATCCAAATCTTTTATTGACCAATATGAAGAAGTAGGTAAACATTTTTGATTAGCAAAAGTCAATGATGTTCTAAATGTTGTTGGTGGATATAAATCTCTAACAGCAACTCTAAAACGTTGAATTGAGTCTTGTTGATATTCTGCTTTGTTATTATTTAAAGTAGGTACTATATAACTAGACGTAGCTACAGATAATGAACTTGAAAATGTATAATCATTCCATCTTATTTCTAAACATGGAGGATAAATAGTGTGAGTATTATCTGAGAAGTATTTTGTTTCAAATTTAGATTGGGATGTAAATTCTAAAGATGAAGAATGTTTTAAAATAAAGCCATGGTTTGCAATAGAACTGCTACTCCAAGCTGAAACTATATTGGTGGTTTTGATTTCAATATCCTTTGTATCGTCTGCAGTAAATGATTGGGTATATTGGTAGTTTGAGCTAGTCCACCAGTTACCACCACCTGCGTTACCTACAGCGTTATATGATGCTGTTGTACCTGTTGTATAACTAGCAGTTTGCCATATATTAATATCTAATTCAGATCTAAATTTCCAACTCACTCCATCGGTAGTAATAGGAACATTTCCTAATCGCCCAGTTCCTCTATTCCAATCTGATGATACTGGATGAGTAAAAATTGTATAATTTAAAGGTAAAGAAGAAGCATTAGCTAATGATAATCTTAAGTAAGTATCAAATGTACTACCCGATACTTTATTAGTTATAATATCATTTATTTCACTAGAAGGAAACTTAACTAATATACGAGATACTTCATTAGTACCATTAATAGATTCAAATGTACTTAATTCCAATATTTCATCATTACCCGTATTTAACGTTGGGTAAAATGAATAGATAGTAGCACTCTTTTCAGGGAATATTTTATAAACTGCCATAGTTAGTAATTACTACATATAAATATAACAACTACCAAACTATTTTACGCTAGTAATGCGTGATATTCTTTAAAATGCTTAATACGATCAGCTAAACCAATAGTACCACCGTTAACACGTCTAGTGATTTGTGTAACAACTGCGTCAGTTGCACCACCATCTGCTAATCTATGTAAACCATTTTTATGGAAGAACCATGCTGCTGATAATAATGCATATTTACCTGCTACAACTGTTGGGTCTACTGTTAAATCTTCATTTATTGATTTGCCAAATGCTGTGTAGTTATCTTTACCAGTTAACTGAATATAGCCACGACCACAATACTTAGCACCATCACCAGACGCTTCAGGGCCGTTACCCATTCTACCACCGTATACTTTATTTGCAATCTTTTCTGGTTTGCGTTCGTATTGTTTAGCTAATGCTTCAGTTGGGAAATATTTTTTAAATATACCCATTAAACCTTTAGCAGAATAATTTAAATTTTCTTTTGTTAATCTAAATCCACCAGATTCGTGACCACATTGAGCTAAGAAATGAGCTAAACGTAATGGGGTATTGATTTGGAATTTTTCCATTACAGCAGGGATTTGAGCTATTACAGCATCAGGAATGTGTCCTTTTAATTTGTCTAAATTCATATTTTTAATTTTTAACTTACTACTACTCTACCTTGTATATCTACATCAGGAAATCTAATTTCAAATATGGCTGGGTCTAATGAAGGGTAAATGTTTCCTCTTTTAGTGGCACCAGCAATATCATATCCATATTGAGAATAATTTCCTCCTTGTTTATTTGTAATTTCTAATTTAACTACTGATTGTACTCCTCTAATTTGTAATAATTTAGATTGTATATCAGATAGGACAATTGGTTGATTGATTTGCCATTTATCTATATTGAAATGATCTTTTAATACAGTTATACAATTAGTTATTACATCTTTATTAGAGTAGCCACTTAATACAATAATATCAAAATTAAGTCCAATATTAATGTAATAAGCATCTTTAATATTAATAGCATCAGTAACCATTCTATATTGATTAAGATAAGTTACTAAGTTCTGTTTTAATGTTGGTTCTGCTGGTTTTAATTGTTTATTGCTATTATATGATAAAATATATAAATCTAAAGCTAATGGATTAGATGGATTAGTATGAGCTACCGTTTCTTGTGGGTTGCTATTTAAATCTTGTGAAATATATGCTTTAGCTACAGTACCATAGTCAGAAGGCATTGACATTGCTCTTACTATATAATCATCTTTAGTTACAGCTCTTAATTGAGTTGAATAAGAATATAAAGCGTTTTGTTTAATTTCATCACTTGTATCTCCGTTTCTACCACCTGAAGATGGGTTAGGATTTGATGATATTATACTTTGTAGTACTGTAGTATTTAAAGCCCCACCACCACCTGGGAATGTTACTCCTGATGTATCTATGATAGTTAAATCATTAGCTGGTACATTTGATGTAATTCCACCACCAACTAAATATTTTACTGTTAAATTACCATTAGGTACTAACCCGTATTCTTGAGTAAAGAAAGTACCAGCTTCATTATAATTGTTTGTGAGCAATGAAATACCAGGTACAATACCTGCTTGAATATTACCTGGGGTTGGAATAATTTGAGTATCTGTTTTGTTTGATGATAAACCAGCTCCAAATTCCATCTGTAATGTATTATCAGATAAAATTCTAGAAACAAAACGTCTAGGGGTATTTTGTAATTCTAATAAATAAGGGACTTGATCTGTATTATATGAAGGGTTAGCTATTTGTTTAAAAATAGATGTTTGGGCTAGATAAGGAACTTCATACCATTGATTACTATCACTACCAGTAACATTTAATATTTGCAATATATTATTATCAGTAATAACAGCAGTTGCAAATTTTTGGTTTGCACCTACATTAATTGTAGTTTCTCTTATTTCTGCTGATATAGCAGGGACTGATTTTTTAAATAAAAAATAATTAGAATCTACAAAAGTAATTTCTGTACTACCAGTATCAGTAAAATCTATTTGTTGTGTTGTTAAAAATTTAGTACCTGTTGATGTAGAAGTAATAATGGTATTTGTTGGTACTATTATTCCATAAGTAGTATAGTCTGGGGTTGTTACACCAGCATTAGTAATAGAAGGAACTAGTTGGTATATATCAACGGTAGTATTTGAAGCATAAGATGCTTTAGGACGATAACCCATTACATATGCTTGAGCATATAAATTTTCTTTTTCCTTAGCGTATAATAAGAAATTTTCTTGAGTTTGAGTATCTAAATAAAATGACATAACATCACCAACATAAGATGCCATTTCAATAAACATATTACCAGGGGTAGCTTCAGAGAAGTCATTATATGTTGTTGGGAAATAAGTTTTGGCATATTGTTGTAGTTCGGTTTTAAATGCACCAAAATCTTTATTTAAATATGATATGTTTTTATCTTCGTTAGCCATTATTAGTTAAATTGTACTGTTACTTGGTCTGGTGTATTTGATATGTTTAATACATAATCAATATTAATATCTATTAAATTATAATCTGTATTAGGAGCTATTGTAATATTTGTTACTGTTACTTCAGGAACAAAAATATTTATACTGTTTGTTACACTTTCTATTATTAAAGAAGTGTTTTCATCCGTAATTCCTTCAAATATAAATCTTTTTAAATCACACCCAAAAGTAGGATTCATTACACGTTCACCTATATCAGTTAATAATAAATTAACTAAATTAGATTTAACTTGATCTTTAGTTGTATATGTACTTTTAAATACTCCAGGAGCATTAAAAGGCAGTGATACCCCAATAGCAATATTCTTTTGTAAATCTAACGGATTTACACGTATTGTTTGAGGTATTGGCATATTAATCTAATTGTCTTAATCCTTGTTTATCCATTGGTGTCATATTAGCAGCAGCGTCCGCAATAAATGCAGCAAATGGATTTACCTTTTCACCAGTAATTTCATCAACAGCGTCGATTACTTTTAGTTGGGGTTGTG